AGTAATTATCTAACTGCTCTCTACTGGAGAGCAGATAGATACTTATGTATCACTAAAAACTAAAGGAGAAACTATGGAAGAAATAAAAGAAATGATTTCAAAAGAAATCGTTGATAGATATGCAGATGCACCATCAATGCCAGAGAGCGATGAGATATGGTCAGATGCAGAATACTGTAAGCAGATAGTCGATTTCTTGATTGACATGAAAATCAAGAACAAACATTTCGACCTTGCACAAACAGTCAAGTATCTAAAAGTTGATATTGTTGATAGCTATGTCAGATAGATACACATTCAAAGAGAACTTCACAGTGGAGTTCACAATCGAAGCAGACTCTTACGACAAAGCATACAAAGCATATAGCCAGATGTTTGATAAGAACATTCAGCTTGGGTATGACAAGTGGAGAGATGTAGAGAACAAGAATATCCTTGTCGGTCAGTTTGAAGTTAAGACTGAATCGATACATGGAGAAGAAGAATGAATCGAGCTATGAGAAGAAAACTCAAAAGCAAGAAGCGTGGTCGAGTTATCTTCAATGGTAAAAGATTGAAGTATAGAACAAAGGAATAATTAGCTAGAGTCAATGGGGAATGCCCTTATTATGCGTACTGATACATACATAATACTCATTGGCTCTATGGTAACTATTCTGTCGTAGCACAAAGTTACGCTAGTTATCGTACTAAAAAAAGGAGTGAAAATGTCAGTGATTGACTTTACACAAGATGAAGGTCTTAATCCAAATGATAAAAGCACTATGCGACATGCACCTTTAAATAGGAATGAAGCTAAGTGTTCTATCTGTTGGAGAATATTCTTTAAAGAAGAGCAAATAAAGTTTCGAGTTGTTAATGGTAAAACTACTCGTGGAATTTATTGCCCTAATGGAATCAAGCACCTTGAGACTAAAGAAGAGTATCTAGTACATCTTGAGACTGTTAATAAACTACTTGACAGACCTATGACTAAGACACAATATGAAAACTCAGCTAAAGAATGGGTAAGACATAGTATTAGAAAAGGTCGTTCCAAAGTTGAGTCTATTGGTATTGCAGATACAACAGATACAAACAAATTATCTGTTGCTGAATATAAGAAGAAACAACTATTGAAGGAACAAGAAGTTATGAAGAGTCAGTATATGATGAAATTAAATACTCTGAATTATTCTGTTGATGATAAAGTATCAGCAGAATTTCTAAACAAGATGAGAGATAATCAAGCTGTTGTCGATAGTTTAGATAAAATCATAAAAGAACTAAAAAGGAGAATCAAGAATGGATAAGATACTTGAATTTATCTATGATATGGAATTGTATGAACTGATTGCATCATCTTTGATGTTTGGATTCAGTCTTACACTTCTTGGAGCTTGGTTAGCTCTAAGTCATGCTAAGAGAAAACTTGTAAGAGCTAATCAAAAAAGATTTGCAGATGCATATGGTATTCCATATTGGGTCAGAGCAACTGACAAGCAAATCGATTTAGAAGTTGATAATATTATTGACATCACTAATCGTTGATTTGTGATATTATAATTCAATACTAAAACAAAGGAGAAAAATGACAGAACAATTAGTTCTTCTGTCTGTCAAAGAAGTCGCACAATTACTAGGAGTAGATAGAGCTACTATTGGAAGTTGGAATCACGCTGGTAGATTACCAAATCCAGAGTGGACTGTTTCTGGTGGGCGAACACCAATATGGACAGAAGATACTATCAAGGACTGGGCAAACTCAGATGAGTTCGTTCAATCCAAGTTAGATGGTTGGGCAAAGAATAGGTTAGAACAATGAGCGTATTCTTTAGGGGTCAACCAATACCAGACTACGCTAAGTCAAAGCACGAAAAAGTTAAATATGTTTTGACAAGGTATAGAGATGGAGAACCAATATCAAATGGAGAGTTTATTTATGATTTGAACTTTTCAAGATTTGGTTCTTCTATTCACAATCTAAGAAGAGATGGTTGGGATATTGTAACCCTTCCATCTAAGAAGAAGGGTCTTTGCTTCTACTACCTAAGAAGTTTACCCAGTGAAGAAGAAAAGCAAACACAGCTTCGTTTGGTTTCAAATGAGAGCTGAGGTAGAACATTGGAGAGAATGGGCAGTGCTTACCAACGAAGAGAAGGTTGCACTGTACCCATATCTCTCTGACAAAGAAAAGAAAAAAATCTGGACAACTGATTATTATAAAGTAATAAGAAATAATACTTATCCACACAAATACAAAGATAAGTATGATGCCAGATTGGAAGAACACAAAAGAAGAAGGGAGAACTATGTCGAGAGATAAAGCAATCATTGCTCAAGTAGCATTCAAAGGAGCTGTTGATTTAGCAGTAGAGGATAAAATACAAGTAAGTGATATTTTAGATTTTACACATAAATATGCAGATGCACTTTGGGATAGTTATGGTTTTGAATCTAAAAATGATTCTGGTGGTAACTATTCTGGTGGTGGTGGAGATAGACCAGCATCAGATAAGCAAAAGAGCTTTGTGAGTAGTTTATTTAGTAAATTGACAATACAACAACAAAACCAGTATCGAGATAAAGTCAATACTGGGAGTATGTCAATAGCAGATGCATCTGAGTTTATACAATCATTTCAAGAGTTGATTGAGAAAAATAAGAATACTCCAGTCAATCTTGATGATGCACCACCATTTTAGATGGATTACATAAAAGCAGATGTATATTTCAGTATTGTGCCAGAATGGGTCATTGATGCACCCATCTCGGCACAAGCTGTTAGAGTCTATGCAGTATTGTGTCGTTATGCAGATAAAGAAGATGGAACTTGTTTCCCAAGCATACGAACACTCGCAGAGAGACTCAATGTCTCTGATTCAACTATAAAAAGAGCTTTGAAGGAACTAAAAAGTATCTCAGCTATCAAATCAGAAAAAAGATTTGATAAAGCAACTGGAGAACAAACCTCAAATCTTTATACAGTTTATAGGAGTCAAGGTGTCATATATGACCTACCCAGTGTCAAATCTGACCCTAGCCCTAGTTCATCAGAGACCTACAAACTAGAGTCATCTAACCATAGTCATTCTTTGGAAGATAGAAAAGCACTTTGGGTAGCTTTAACTGCAACTTTGGGTTATGAACCAAAAACTCAAATAGAGAGAGCTGGTTGGAATAAATGTATAAAACAACTTAGAGAAGCTGGAGCTAAAGCTGATGACATTCCTAATAGGGTAAATCAATACAAAAAACATTTTAAAGGCATGACACTAACACCATACGCACTTGTGAAGCATTGGTCATTACTTGATAGTTATGTTCAAGAAGAACCAAAGAAACACGATTGTGAAACAGATGGTCATGGTATGATTGATTTAGATGTGATTGAAAAATGTCGCTTCTGTGGTTTAGAGATTTCAAAACAACCTACCAATTAGCGAGTATAGGAGTTTTGAGTTAGGAATAGAGTCGAAGGAGAACTTCGGACAGGTGTAGATACTCCTTTCATCTAGCAATAGATAATAGGTTACCTTGTTGAACACCTAACTCAGCTCCACTGATAAACTTCCATCGAGAAAATATTCCATTAGACTAACATCGAACAAATGTTTGAAGGTCTATGACTGATGAAGCAAAAAAAATAATTAAGAAGAAACAGCAAGTCAAGCATAATCAAGAACTAGGAAATAATTATTACCCAAGTGGTTGGAAGCCACGCATCGAATACGATTATGAGACTAACGCTGGAGAGCTAACTCATGTACAACCTCATAATGATAACTTTAAATTTAATTCACTTCTGGAGTCTTGGGGTTATGATTCAAAAGAATTTTACATAGAAGAAGATAGAATACGATTCTCTACTTGGCAGACACAAATAAAGGGTGGAGAGATTGTCGATATGTTTGCATTCAAGGCAATCATCAAAAAAAGAAACCCCCATCATAATAAATTTTTTAGAAAACTTGAACGACAGATTGAAAAGAAAAAACCAATAAAGGTATCACAAGATAAAGGAGAGTTAGCATTTATGTATTTTTGTGCTGACTGGCAGTTTGGAAAAAGAGAACATGGCTCAGACTGGGGAGCAGATGAAACGATAGATTACATCAGAAATAGTATTGTAAAAGCAAAGAAACATATCAAAGCTCTTAAAAAATTAGGAGAAGTTGTAGATGAGATTTATATTATTGGTCTGGGAGACTTGATTGAAAACTGTTATGGGTTCTTTGACCATCAACCATTCAATATCGAACTTACAAGAACTGAACAAGAACATCTTGCAAGAAAAATGGTACTAGAAGTATTAGATGGATTACTTGGATTAGCACCAAAAATAGTTATAGGTGCTGTGATTGGCAATCATTCTGAGTATAGAAGTGGTAAAACAGCTATATCAACAAGCAGACTTGATGGTTCTGATACAGCGATATTCCAAATTGTTGGAGAGATAATAGAAGGTAGAGAGAGATACAAACATGTAAAAACTGTCATACCAGATGATTACCATTTAACTTTAGAGATAAAAGGCAAAAGAATTACTTTTTATCATGGACACATGACTGGTGGTGGAGCTGGTATTGAAGGTAAACTAATGAACTGGTGGAAGAATCAAGGTCATGCAAAGCGTATACAATCAGATTATCTAGTGTCTGGACATTATCATCATTTGAGAGTTTTGACTGAGAGAAGTAAAACTTGGTTTCAAGCACCATCATTAGATACATCAGTAGAACTTGAAGCAAGGAGTGGATTGACTACTTCTCATGGAGTATTGACCTTTACTTTATCAAAAGATGGTTGGGATAATCTTAAAATTTTATAAATTTAATGATTATTGATTTATAATATTTGTATGAAAAGAATAGCTATCGAGAATGATGGTACAAAAGTAAGACTACTTTTGATGGATAATGATGACAATATCATTTATAGGAACTTGCCAAAAGGGATTATAGATATTGACAGACTAAAAGAGTATGAAGATACTTCTTTATCCAGTAATTAGTTGCTTAATAACTTTTAATCAACCAGTTACTCCAGAAGTCATTTACGATTACAAGGATTGTAAGAAGATTGAGTTACAAGTAAATTCAGTCTTACACTGGCAACCCTTGATACAAAAATACTTTAGAGAGGAAGATGTGATTAAAGTTAGTAGAATTATGTTTTGTGAGTCATCTGGTCGCTCAAAAGCTGTCGGATACAACACAAATGGCACGACTGATGTAGGTCTAATGCAGATAAATGATTCGACATACGACTGGATTTCACAGAAACTTGGGTGGTATGGAGACAGAAAAGACCCAGATTTCAATTTAAAGATGAGTTCTTGGCTATTCTATAAGTCTGGAGAACATCATTGGAATAGTTCTGCAAAGTGTTGGAAGGATAAGAATGATTAAAAAAGCAAAAGTTACTGGTACTTGGAGTAAAACTTGGTTGGCAAAAGATGTCATAGAAGTTTTGGACTCCATACAAGAACTTAAGAATATGTATCCACATTTGAATCTATCTAACGCACAAGTAGAATTTACAGAACTTGATGATGTGGATACTGAATTTGAAGAAGTGAGAGAAGAAGAGTGAGAGATATATTCGATATTTACAAGATTACTGAAGATGAAGTTCTGCTTGACTTAACTGGACAAGAAATAGGAGAAGAAGAATGAACTACCCAGATGGATTTAAAAGACTAGATGCCATAGATGCAGAGATTGATGACACAATATTTAAAGAAGTAATGCTTAAGCAACTAAATTACATGCGTATTGAAGGCATAAATTTGGTTGAAGATGCAGATGATTTAGTAAATCAATATCTTCAGATTTGTAAGTCATTACCAGAATAATGGACATTCTCCTCATAATTTTTTTGATTGTGGGAGTAAATGCATTTGCATGGTGGCTTGTAAAAGAAGATAAATTATAATGTTTGATGATTATTTGCTCGATGACCTTGATGATGAACTTACAGAAGATGAAATACAAACCTTTGCCAGAGAACACTACGATAAAGAAAAGTAGTATCGAAGGTCTTGGTTTATTTGCAAAAGAACCAATAGAAAAAAATACTAATCTTGGTGTAAGTCATGTCAAGCATAAAGATTATTTGAATGGATATATAAGAACTGCATTAGGTGGATTCATTAATCATTCGGAGAAACCTAACTGTAAACTTGTGGAAGTTGCAGATGAAATGTATTTACAAACAATAAAAAACATAAAAACGAGGGAAGAACTAACATTGAAATACCAAATGTATAATCCAGTTGAGATAAAAGATGAGTGATAGAAACATATTTGGCATAAGAAAAAGAAATAAGGTTCTTGATAAAGATGTACAAGAAAGACTTTTATTTGCAATTAGTCAAGGTTCTTACATACAAGATGCATGTGCTTACGCAGGGATTGATAGAGCAACTTACCATCGGTGGAGTAAAAAAGCAGAAAATGGGGAAGAGATATACAAAAAACTTTTTGATGAGATAACACAAATAGAAGCAACATTTAAAGTAGATACAGTAAAAAAAATTAGAGAAATAGGCGAAGAAGATAGAAACCCAAGAGCTTTGCAATGGTTATTGGAAAAAAGATACCCAGAACAGTTCGGAGATACAAGCAAAGTTGTTTTATCTACTGAAGAAAATATTGTAAATGTAATTACATATAGTGATGGAGAATTAGCCCATGAACTACCAGAAGGGGTCATAGATGACCTTGATATGCAACATGTGCAACATGAACAGCAGGAAAATGTCAATGATGCTAACATTGATGATTATGACTGATGACCAAATCAATAATGAATTTGTAGATATAGTGATGGAACAAC